GACTAGACATAATGACTATTGTGCGAAGTCCAATCATGACTACCTAGCACATGATTAAGGGGGCGGGGGGGGTCGAGGAGACGAGACGTCGATTTCCTGTGACGGATTCACATCTACTACTGTTTTCCCCAAAAAAGACTTAGGGTCTTCAGCCCACGACAGGAAGGACTGAGTGCTTTCTGGCTTGGTCGACTTGACGTCTAGGTCGATGACGTCGAATTTTTTCCCATCAGGGCTAAAGCCCTTCGACTTGAGCAGGGAGTCGAGCGTTTCATGGGAGATACTGAATCTATGCTCAACGACCGCCTGTGGCTGGTCTTGGAGGGTCTGAATCTTGTCTATGGCGATGCCCATGGCGATAGGGACCTGCGAGACGTGGAGGGAGTCCAGTTCGTCTACCAGTTTCTGGGAAGCCCTCTGGACGAAGGCTTTCAGGTTGCGGACGGTGGTGGCCTTGAACTCGTCTTGGAGGCCCGTGGACTCTGGCATGGTCTTCTTGATGGCCGTCACATTGTTGGGGGACATTTTAGCCAACTTGGCTACCTCTAGGACGGGTGTACCCGACCTGAGCATGTCCTCGACCTGTTGCTTCCGTTCGGCGGAGACACGGGTGGCGTTATGGTTCGAGGATGGGTTGGTATCTAATCGTTCGTTGTCCACGGTTGACATAACGTAGATGGGGGTCATCTGTTGTCAACGATGCAAGAGGATAGAAGCAATTACTTTGAACGCCGATTCTTGGTGGACATGCCTCCCATTCGGACGACGCACCAAGCGGACCTCCGTATCCTTAAGACTCGGGATGGACGGCAATTTATCGGTAAGATGGCCAACTCTCAAATCAAGCGGTGGATTGAGCAGTTCAAGTTGATGGCCAAGAAGCATGCCCCCGACAAGCCGTACGAGGGCCCGCTTGAACTAACGCTCTACTACGGTTTCCCGTTAATCAAGTCGGACAAGGGCAAGTCGGCCCCCATGACGACGAAGCCCGACTTCGACAACCTAGCCAAGTCCATGTGCGATGCTTTGACTGACCTCGGCTTCTGGCATGACGATTCTCAGGTGGTCTTTGGCAAGGTCATGAAGTTCCGCACTTCCAGTCCCTTCGTAGGGGTGTTCATCAAGCCAGCCCCGTGGATTGACGACGAGTACTGCGAGGCCATCCGCATCCATTTGACCAATGACTGAACTACTCAAGGAGTCTGAGGTCATCGAGCGATGGGGCGTCCCCAAGGACGAACTGGTGGCATTCCGCAAGACCGACCTCGTAGAGGGCAGAGACTGGGAACGCATCCCAATGGGGAGCAGACCGATTCAGACCTGCCCAGTCGCTTTAACTGAAGAGGGGCAAGTTAGGGTATTTAAGCGATTTGGTCTGGTTGACGGCGAGAAGGTCGCTGTCCCCGCAGACAAGCCTAAGGAGGAAGTCCTCAAGGCGGTCGTTTTTAAGGTCGGCTTCCCCAATCGTCGGATAATGCAAATTACGCTCGAAGACGGAAAGCGGGCCTTTTGCAACGTTTTCGACTCAACCCCGTTCAAACCACAATTGCCCATAGCGGTTAAATATCGTGGTGGTCGCTATTTTTGCGAACATCGCCCAACTTCCATCCTGCGAATTAATCAACTAATCCAAAGAACCAAGAACCATGAAGAACCCAAAGAATGACAAGGAATCGACCGAATCGAAATACTTCGAGAAGGGCGAAAAGATTATGAAGACCGAACCCGAGTACCAGCAACCCATGCCCAAGCGAGCCATGAAGGGCGAGCAGAAGTCGACAGGTCGCACTAACTACAAAGGTAAGAAGTGGTGCTAACCGCCGCCCGCCAATAAAAAGTCATGTACGGTCTAATTATCACCGCCGCTCTATTCCTCGCCGCCTTCGCCCTCGGGTTTATGTTTGGGGTTAACAACCCCAACTGCATCCAGAAGGTCAGGGACTTCTTGGCGTTCTGGAAGAAGTAAAATGGGACTAGCAGACAAAGCCATAGCGGGTGCAATCCGTGGGATTGTCTCCGCCGTCGGCTCTGCCGAGAAAAAAGCCGCAGGCTATGTCGGCTCCAAGGTGCTTGCCAACAAGGCGAGCGGTCAGGCAGGAAGATACACGATTAACGCCTTCCTAGGCAAGTTCACCGCCGCCGCAGAAAAAGACGTGGTCAAGAACCAAGGCGTAGGCTCCATCGTTCCAAGGGCGTACATGGCCCCAAGGGACTTGAAGTTCGTCCCCAATGGGGACTCCGAAAGGGTGTTCCTTGGCGGGCGTGATATCACCGAGCATTGGAACAGCGGTAACTTCAAGCCAGCCCACTTCGGCGAGTATCTGCCGTACGGTCATACCAAGGCGAAGTATGGCCCTTGGTACAAGGGAGATTGGGGTGCATCTCTTTCCCCAGACGGAATCCCGACCTTGAAGATGCGTTACGACGCTTTCAAGGGGAACATGAACATGCAGTACATGCATCGCCCGTACGACTTTTCCCCAGAGGAAATCCAGATGGGTAGGGAATGGATTGCCGCTACTGGTGCTACTGGTGCCGCCTTTTGGGGTGCCGTAAGCAACATGCGAAGGGGTTCTAAGCCAAAGGAGGAACAGCCAGATGAGGAACAGCCAGATGAGACGGAATAACGAAGAACAGGACTTTGAAGTCTTCGCACCCTCTAAGGGCACGAACCACCTCCTTGACCCCACTCAGGTAAACAAGTCGTTCGAACTTGGTACTGATGAGAAAGCCCGCATGACGGAACGTCTCTCAGGTGACAAATCACACGACAAACAGGTAAAGCAGAACTACGGCCTCAAGGCCGCATTCACCGCCGATAACGCAAAAAGCCCCTACGGTATCGGTACTCATGAGGCCCAGCGAATGCAGGAACGGGAGAAGAAGACTCCTCGGCATGATGTTAAGGGCAGGGTTACGGGAGGCGGGCCGAAGAGTATTCTGAGGACGCCTAGAAAAATGTTTTCGTCCTTCGGACGAGGTGTGCCGTTTAGCGGCTCCGTGGCCAAGTTCTTTAAGGGGGCGTCTGCTGGCCCCGCAATCCTTACGAGCAAGCACTTCGTTCCTAACCAAGGCATGTTTGATATGGGCATTACCGCTGGACCTAGAACCCTTCAGGGTATGCATTGGAACGGTGCCTTCCCCGTCATCAATTTCCAACAGTTCAATACCAGCACAGCGGCAACGCCACATGATGCGGAGGAAGAGGAAGAGTAATGTCCGCTGACACCGTAACCGTGGCGGGGATGAAACTAACAAAGCATCCCATCATTCACCTTCCTAGCGAGGATGAGGTGCTTGAGATGGCCCGTGCAATGGGTACGGAGGCTACGGTTGAGGTAATCCGCCGCCGAGAAGAAAAAATTCAGGCTGAGGTTCAAGACCCTTACAGGCATGGGTATGAACCGACGAGTTGGTCAGACTCAGATAGATTACTCATGAGTGGTTCGGAGTTGCTCATTATGGGGGGAAACCGTGCTGGCAAAACCGAGTATGCCGCAAAAAGAGTAATGCAACTGTTGTGCTCCCGACCCAACAGCCGTGTTTGGTGCCTGCACACCACAAGCCAAACATCCATTCAAATGCAACAGGCGGTCATCTGGAAGTACATGCCGCCAGAGTTCAAAAACGCTCGAAAGACTAAGGTAACCAACATCCAGTACTCCCAGAAGAACGGGTATACCGATGCCACCTTCGTCCTTCCAAACCGAAGCCAGTGCTTCTTCATGAACTACGGTCAGGAGAAAAAGGTCATCGAAGGTGGTGAACCTGACCTTATTTGGTGCGACGAACTAGTTCCGCAGGACTGGATTGAGACGCTTCGCTACCGACTAGTCACCCGTTCGGGAAAGATGATACTCACCTTTACCCCAATCACTGGGTTTACCCCAGTAGTAAAAGATTACGTAGCGGGTTGCCGTATCAAGAAGTCTCTCTTTGCAGACCTCCTTCCAGATACACAGAATGTGCCAAGTATCCCTAAAGGACACATGCCCTACATCGCAGAGTGCTCCAAGGGGTCCGCTAATGTCATCTGGTTTCATTCGGTCCTGAATAGATACTCTCCATTTGAACAAATCAAGTTAGCACTTCGTGGGAGAGGTCCTTACGAAATAAAGATTCGTGCGTATGGATGGGCTGAATCCCTTGCGGGTTCACAGTTCCCAAGGTTCGGAGAGCCAAACATCATACCCAAGGACCAAATCCCCAAAGAAGGCACCAACTATATGGCGGTCGACCCCGCTGGTGCCAGAAACTGGTTCATGCTTTGGATGAGGGTAGACAAGGATGGCAACAAGTACGTCTACCGTGAATGGCCAGACATAAGCATGGGCGAATGGGCATTGCCATCCGAGAAACCTGATGGTCGGGCTGGCCCAGCCCAAAAGCAGGGTGCTGGCATGGGTCTTAATGAAATCAAAGACCACATCAAAGAACTGGAGGGCGAGGAGGTAATTACCGAAAGATTCATCGACCCTAGAGCCGCTGGCTCCCCAGTCATCAACAAGGAGGGTGGCACAACGCTCCTTCAATTGCTCGATGAGGAGCCGAACCCAATGTACTTTACCCCCGCCGCTGGTCTAAGGCTGGAGGAAGGCATCTCCGTTATCAACGATTGGTTCTCCTACGACCAGAACGAACCCGTCTCTACGGTCAACCAACCCAAACTTTTTATCTCCGAAGAATGCAAGAACCTCATGTGGTGCTTGCGTGAGTGGACTGGTACTGACGGCGAAAAGGGCTCCAGCAAGGACCCTATCGACGCCCTACGCTACATAGCGGTCATGCAACCAGAGTACGCCGAAAAGAACTCAAATAAGCCACTATTCGGAGGCTCTTATTAACATGAACCAGACCCCGCCACTCCTAAGACTAGCCGAAGCCGCAAGGCTCTTCGGTCTATCCAAAACAACCTTAATCCGACTCCGCAGACAAGGCGTCCTTCGTATCTTCAAGACGCAAGGGAAGCAGAACATGTTCTACCGAGACGATATCAAGGCATTCCTTTCCAACAACTCCACCCCTTCCATCAATGAGCAAGTTTAAAGACAAGCAATTCCTCAAGGACCCTTTGGCGTACCATGAGGACAAACCAGATATCGCCAGACTCTTAGTCGAGTACCAGCGTTCGGCCTACTTCGGCACCATGGTGTCGAAGATGGTGTGGGCTGACGACGTTCGCTACGCCCGATGGGCTGGCCAGACCGACGACGGCAAAAAGCATTCTTGGGCCAGACCAGACGGCGACCCAGCCTTCCCGTTTGAAGGTGCGTCCGACGTTCGTTGCCGCCTTATCGACAGACTTATCAGAGACCAGAAGGCTCTACTGATGACCGCCTTCAACTCCAGCACCTTGAAGGTGGGCGGTACGGAGATTGGCGACACCCTCGCCGCCTCCTCTGCCACCAGCCTGATGCGGTGGTTGGTTGAGACCAAGTTGAGGTCCGAGTTCCACAGGGAGGCCGAATTGGTAGCCGACTATATGCTTACCTATGGTTGGTCGTGTGCCCAGATTACTTGGGACAGAAAGATTGGCCTTCGCCGCCAGACCATGACCATGGAAGAACTGTACGGCGTCGCCGAGCAGGAACAGCAGATGGGCATCACCAGTGCCTCGATGCTTATCCAAGCCATCATGAATGAGTCCAAGGAGGACTACGCCATCGAACTGTGCCGCCAGCAGATGCCACAGATGAAGGTCAAGGACCTACGTAAGTTCGTCCGAAAGATGCGTGAAGAAGGTCAAGGTGAACTGGAAGAAGTCTACATTGAGAAGAACTTGCCAAAGATTACGGCCCTCAAGCCGTATGACGAAGTCTGCTTCCCTCCAGAAACCAGCGACCTCCAGCAAGCCAGAGTAATCTTTAGACGCCAGTACATGACGGAAGTGGAGTTACGCTCGATGAACAAAGATGCCAACTGGAGTCCTGAGTTCATTGAAGCCGCTTCGAAGACGATGGGTAACCATTACTACTTTAACGACCCCAACCTCGTTCCCACCACCACGGTACTTAACTCCAACATCCTAAGAGGCGACCACCTCATTGAAGTTGTTTGGGCCTACTACCGCCAGTTGGACGAAAACGACATTCCTTCCATCTACTACACGGTGTTTTCTCCTCACGTCGGGAATGACCTGTATGCCATCCAAGAGATGCTTAACTACGCCCACGGCGAGTATCCGTTTATCCCGATTCGTTTTGAAATGTCTCGTCGTCAGGTGACTGAAAGCAGAGGCATTCCTGAAATCAGCAAGACCGAGCAGGACGAAGTTAAAGCCCAGCACGACGCCTTCCGTGACCGTACCGCTCTTGAAATCATGCCGCCTGTCAAAGTGGTCAAGAGAGTTGGTGCTTTGAACAGGATTGCTCCGGGACAAGTGCTCCCAGTTTCGACGAAGGATGACTACACTTGGATGGACCCACCTCAGGGTAAAGCCGAGTACGCCATCCAGATTATCAAGCAGATTGAAATCAACCTTGGCAACTTCTACGGCTTCATCGTCGGAGAGGAAATTGACCCTAACAAGGTAAGAATGCTCCAACAGTTGCAGGTGAACAACTGGCTCCAGTTCTGGACTCAGGTGTACAAGCAGATGTTCTCCCTGTGCCTCCAGTTCATGCCAGAGGAAGAAGTGACTCGCATCACCAATGCCCCTCTGAAGCAGAACATGTCGGATATTCACAGCCAGTACGACTTCAACGTTCGCTTTGACGTCAGAGATACTGACCCAGAGTTCGTCATGGAGAAACTCAAGGCTATCGTCGAGACGGTCGTTCCGCTCGACAGCGGCGGCGTCATTGACCGCAATAAGTTGGTCAAGTTGGTCGTCGAGGCCATTAGCCCAGATGCGGCTAGAGAACTCGTCATTGACCAAACGACGGCTTCCCAGAAATTGTACAAGGACGTTATCAACGACGTGGGCATGATGATGCTCGGGAACGAGGCCATGTACGTGGAAAACGACCCTACCGCCGAATCGAAGATGCGTTATCTTCAGGAAATCCTTCAGAAGAACCCCAAGGCCCAGCAAGCGGCTCAGGGAGACAGAATCTTCCAAATCTTGCTCCAGAACTATTCGAAGAACCTGCAAATGTCTATCGACCAGCAAAAGAACAAGGAAATCGGCAGAATCGGAGTCACTCCAGCGTCCGAACAGATTCAAGGAGAGATGCAGGAATCTCAGCAGGAACAACAACAGGTCGCCCCAGAGGAACAGCAACAGGCTGGCGGGGTGCCTCCGCCCATGCAAGGGACTGGAATGCTCTAATCTATGGAAATAGACCAAAACACACGCACCTTCGGCTTCGTCAACAAGGACGCCGAAGAACTCTACAACTCAGTTCTGTTCCTTTTGGACGCAGAATTCCAGAACTGCCTCATCACCGTCATGAACCCAAAAATCGTCGGCGAGGAAAAAGCCTTCGCTGTTGGTCAAATTACAGCCTACAACGACGCTCTGCGTCTTTTTCAGGCCAACAGGGACTTCATGACAAAGGTGAGGACAGGGGAAAAGCAGTCCAACTCGGGTCAAAGCGGAGGCTGATGACCAACTGACTTGATTCTATCTCAATTTGAACAACCTTCGTACTACTTCTGCGTAGCAAGCAACGCTGACTATGGAACCAGACTCCAATATCCCGTCTAACGACGAACTCCTCGGCCTTGAGCCCGAGGCTAATCAACTCATGGCCCAACCAAGCGAACGTGCCGAACTCGCTGATGATGAAAAACTCTCCCAATTCTTTGGAAGAGCCCTCGCTGACGGTCAGCAAGGAGCAGTGCGACCTGCTGATGAACAGGTCGAGGCCGACGAAGACCTTTCAGATGGGTCGGAAGTCGAGCCAGAACAACAGACTGAGGAAACTCAGGGTGAGGAGCAGTATCAAGAGGAGCAGAGGGCCCCGAAAGGTGTCGATAAGCGAATCTCGAAACTGACCGCTCAGCGTAAAGAGGCTGAGGAACGCACCAAAAAGTTGGAAAGTGAACTCGAAACGCTCAAGCGTCAAAAGGCCGCTCCAAGAAACGAAGCAAATCCATTCAACGCTTTCGATTCCGAAGAGAAAATTCAGGCCGAGTACGAGCGTCAGAAGGAAATCCGACTATTTTGCGAACGTTACCCAGACGGGTACTACGAGGATGGGAAAGAGCCAATCTCCAAGGAGCAGATTGCCAAGGCGAAAGTCACGGCACTTCGTGCGGTTGAAGACCAACTCCCCCAGCAGTTAGATTACGTGACCAAGAGCAAGGCTTTCAGGGCCACCGCTCGCAAGGAGTTCCCTTGGCTCGATAACGAAAATGACAAACGTGCCATTATGGCTAAGCGTTTCGTCGATGCCGTTCCAGAGTTGAAGAGATTCCCCGATTACGAAATCTACGCCGCACACCTCGCTAACGGGATGGTGTCTTATCAACAGCAGAAAGCATCTGCTCGTCAAGGCATCGCCCCGCAGAGAGTACCAGTACAGCCAACCAGCAATGTTATGCCTTCGGCGTCGTCCGCTCCCAAAGCGAATGGCGTAATGGCACAACAGGCCGCAGACCGCTATAAACGGACTTCTTCCCTAGACGACTTGTCTGAAGTGTTCAGAAATAAGTTCATCTGATTCCTAATCATCATCCCTATGGCCTCACTATTCGAGAACCAGTTCCAAAATCAGCGTCCGCTTCAAGGTGCCCGTGTTGGTATCCGTGAAGAACTCTCTGACCTCATCACCAACGTCGACGCTAAGGAAACGCCCATCACCTCGATGGCTAAGCGTGGCTCTAAGCCCGGAAATACCACTTTCCGCTGGCAGGTCGACCGCAACCCCGAGCCGTCCGTCGAACTCGGCATCCTTGATGGCAAGGACGTCGACCCGACGAACCCTTCCACCAACGACGCCTTCAAGCAGTACACCATTGGTTACCGCACTGAAGTCGAAAATAACATCCACTTGTTCCGCAGAGCGGTGCACGTCTCCAACCTCACTCAGGATATCCTGAACATCGCTGGTGTTCAGAACGAACTGAGCCGTCAGTTGGCTAAGGCTACCATCGACCTCAAGCGTTCGATGGAAATCACGTTCACTTCTGATATCATGCCTGCCATCGATGATGGCACTACCCCGTATCGCACCCGTTGCCTTACGGCTTGGCTGAAGAAGGACAAGGCTACCGCCACGACCAATGCCGACAAGTACGGCACTCAGTCGCAGTCCATCCGTGATATCGACGTTAACTTCGTCACCCCTGAATCGTCCATCGTCGGCACTGGTACGGACGTCAGCACCCTCAACGAGAATACCGTTCAGGACCTGATGACCTCCGTTTACGAGCAGACTGGTCAGTTCAAGAACCACGAAGCCGTTGTCGGCACGAAACTCAAGCGTCAGTTCACGGAACTGGTTTATACCAGCCGTTCGCCCGCTGGCCCTTCGTCCACCACTGGTATCCGCTCCACCCGAGACGCCAACGCCGACACTATCTCGGCCTCGGTCGACTACTTCGAGGGTGACTTCGGTAAGTTGGCCCTCATCCCGTCTCAGTTCCTTCATGCTGGCGTTAACCCGTACACTATCATTGAGACCGTTGCTTCCAGCGTCTCTTCGTTCAAGTTGTACGACGGCGTCACCACTACGGAATCTAACCGAGTCAAGGCCATCACCTCTGACGGTAACTCCTCTGGTACCATCACGGTGTCTGCGGGTAACCTTGAGGCCAAGAAGGCCGTCGTCCTGTCCACGGCTAACAACGCCCTGCTGAGCGACAACCTTGTTGTCACTGCCGCCTCGTCGTCTGCCGCTGACCGTCTCGCCGCTCTCACCTTGGCCAAGTATCGTGCGTCTCTGCACCTCGATAACGCCAAGTGCAAGGGCTTCGTGATTCCGTGGGACATGCTCGAAATCCGCTACGGCGGCAACATCGCTCAGGTCCGAGAACTCACCGAAAACGGTGGTGGTCCTCGCCGTATGATGGAGGCTATGGCCGCTCTGCTGGTCCACAGTCCTCTGACGTTCGGGATGTTCGACTACAAGACGAACAACGCCTAATCGGGTACGGACGTGGCTGGCATTGAATCCATCCACGAATCCATCCCTGACGAACTCATACCAGACATGGTAGCCGAGTTCCGTCGGGGGTGGGCCCTCCGTAAGGCTCAAGCCGTCGCTACTAAAAAGGCGATGGCCCAATTTAACCAACTTCAACACCGTCACGTTGAAGGTCTGGGTCAAATGTCGGCCCGTATTCCAGAGGAGTCCTACCACTACTGGGGGATGAGAATGGGATACGCTTGCTGGCGTGACGATGGGTTCATGAAGGAATTCCTTCGTGATAACCCCGAGTGCAGGGTGAACTCCAAAGCGGAGAACACCACCCTGCTGGTCAACGGCACCAAGGGCCTCGTAGATGCCAAAGGCCGTATACTTTCTTAACTACTATGGCTACTGGAAACACTCCACCAATTCCTCCAACCCCTCCAAGACCATCGGGCTCAATGCACCGCTCTAGGGGCCTTCCACCTGTCCAATTTTCGCTTACTACTCCTCCGCCGCTCCCTATTCAGCCAGCGAATTTGACGCTCCCAGAGCCGCCTCAAATTAATCGGGGGGTTCAGGCACCGATTACACAGCAAGCACAAATGCCTGTAAACCCATCCCCAGTATTTCCTAGCCAAACTTCCGCATTCCTCCCAGACCAAAGCGGGTTTTCGTCATTCAGGGACCAACATCCATACTTCAGGGATACGTCCTTTCCTTCGCAAATCAATCCGCTCCCGCAGAATCCTCAAGTCACGACTCCTTCTAGGGCTTCGATTCTTGGTGCTGACATGTGGAAGAAGTAAGTGAGAAGCGTCTATTTCAGCGAAGTCCTGCACACGGCCCTGCAACTTGCAGGTCTGGACAGGAGCCTGACTACCCCAGAGCGTTTTGCTATGGTCAGGGACTTCGCTTCCATGCGGCTACGCTCCGTGTGGGAAATGAACGAATGGACCGACCTTAAGGTTCTTACTGCCTGCGAGGTCGTCCTCGATGGCGAACGCAGAACCGTACCGCTAGACCCCATTAAGGGGCAGGTAATCACTATCTGGGACAAGGACCCCCTATCCCATAGTGCCACCCAGCGTGACTTTGAACTTCTCAATGGAAACATCACGCTCAGGGGCAAAAGGGACAGCATCGTCTGGGTCGAAAGCCGCAAAGAATCGCCAAGGCTCTTCGGTGACGCATGGAGCACGGCCCAATCGTACCGCACGGGTGCACAAGTCTACTACGACTCGGGCTCCGAAAGCGGCTCCCTCGTCCCAGTCAACGGATACCCAGTCCAAGGGGACTTCTACGTCTACACGGGAACGAATCCTTCAGGCACTGGCTCTATTCCTACGGTTGCTTCGTGGGAAAGGGTCGTCATCCCAAAACTCTTCGCTAACGCCGTTATCCATGGCGTCCACGCTGACTTCCGCCGCTCTACGAACGAACTTGAAGCGGCCCAGTCGGCAGAAGCGGACTACGCCAAAGCGGTAGACTCCGCCCTTGACCAGACCCTGCGTCAACAGGGCTCGACAAGACCAATTAACTTTAGAGGATACTAACATGTTCAAACTACTCCCCCAACAGATTCCGAGCGTCACCGTGACCTCGTTTGCTAACGGCTCCAAGGCCAAGGTGCTTGATGCCGTCCGTAACCGCCGCTTGTTCGGCATCGCCAATACTGGCACCACCGTCGCTGAGGTTTGGCTTCAGGCTGATGGTGCTGGAATTCCAATTAAACTTCGTGCGGCCACGACTGGTTCGTCCGCCGACGGAGGCACTTTAGAGTTCTCTGGCTATAACGGCGAAGTTTGGATTAACGGAACTGGCTACACCTATTACTACGCACAGTAATGCCTATCTACAATGGAGGCGGAGGGGGTGCTGAAACTGACCCTTCGGCCCTCAAGGTGGCTAACAATCTTAGCGACCTTCAGGACGTTTCGGATGCTAGGGCTAACCTAGACGTCTACTCCATTGATGAAGTAGATACGGCAATTGGTGCTGGTGGTGGCGGTGGTGGCTCTTACCTTCCGCTTGCTGGTGGCACTATGACGGGTGGCATCGTCTTTGACGGTACTTCTGGTCAGTACATCTCGAAGGGCAACTTCGACACTAGCCGAGGGGGCAACTACGGCATCAGCCTAGTCTGCTCGATTGGCTACGAGTTCAATTGGCAAGCGGGTTGGCTAACGACGACCGAACAAAATAGCGTTACCCCTCGTCCGCTTTACTTGGACAGCCTTGCTGGAACGACTCTGCGTGTATGGGATAGTGCCACAAGCAAGGGGACGGAAGTATCACACCAGAACATTGTGATAAACAGTGATGCAACTTCTGACGTCGAGTTGGGCGGCTGGGGTCTTGGGGTCGAACTTACTTCCGACAACACAAAAGCAACCACGGTTGAGTATAACGGTCTTGATGTTTACGATGGTGCTAGCCACATGAAGGTAACGCCTACTGGCTTAACCTTCCCTGACAATACTACCATGACAACGGCGGCAACGGGTAATGGTGCCGACGGTGCCGACGGGGCTGATGGGGCCGACGGTGCTGACGGGGCTGACGGTGCTGACGGGGTTGGATTTGTTTTTGTCGGTGCTTGGAGTGCTTTTACCGCCTATGCTCAAGGTGAAGTTGTGACCTACGACAGTATCTTGTATGTTGCTTTACAGGCGATTGCATTAATCGGTAGCCCGCCTACTCCAGACGTTGATACTGCCAACTGGAATAGACTTAATGGACTTGCTGGGGCCGACGGTGCTGATGGTGCCGATGGGGCCGATGGGGCTGACGGTGCCGATGGTGCGGTCACTTCTGGGGAAGTGCTTAATACCATAACTACTGGAATTTCGGATGGTGCTGCTCTTGTCGTCAACACATCTGGCGGCAGTAGGGTGCTTAGTGGAGCGTCATTTGCCTCAGAATCTCCAAATGATTACAATTATTACGTTAGACAAAATCAGACTTGGGCGGCACTTCCAACCCCCCTAATTTCTGGAGTCTCACAACAGGCTAACGGTAGCGGATTCTCCGTTGGGGGTTATGACTCTGCTCACTACCCGTATGAATTAGCCGTAGTAGTCAGCGGGACGACATACTACGTTCCAGCGAGGACCTAATGTTTTACCGAAGGGGCAGTGTGGTCGTACCCACGGCCCCTTATTCGGTTCACCATCCTTGGCAGGTTGAGTGGAGCAAGGGCTCTAAGTTGTTCTGCTACCTTGGAATTATTGCAGACAAGAAAGCCGTATACACCGAAGAGTGGCAACCACGTCGTTTCCCAGAGAAAATTGCCATGTCAATAGCCGTCACTACGCACGGCATGTCCCAGCGTAGCCTTAGTCAGAACAGAACCAAGATGAACGCCAAGCCATTTGCCACTGGAGCAAAGAGTGGGTCGGCGGTTATCCTCAAAAGGCCTGACTTTGGCAGAACTAATGAGGATAATGGAGAATACATAGACGCCGAGAAGGGTTGTGCGGACTGGGACGAGACAGAATTGATAGGAGGAGGTGCACCAGACAGCATCTATCTGGTCCTGCATTCGACTGAAAATGTGTGGTTCCTTAGTTGGGTTAACGAAGACGATTTGGACTATAAAGACATAAAGATAGCAGTAATCAAGAAGAGCACTGGTAGGGGGATAAAGGACTGGCATCTTTTGCAACTATGGAAAAGCGATGTTGTAGTTCAGGAATCAACAACGAACAGATTTTACGACATTTACCTTACTGAATCTGGTACCGCTGGAACGTTTAGGGTTAAATTCAAGTACGACAACATAGTTGATTGGAATCAGTATTCTGGGGTATCATACCGTAGTTGGGTTCCAGAGTCTCCATGGACTAATCAGTACACGTTCTACACCCCCGTCATAAATGACGTTCCCGTAAGCAGTGTTGAAGAATCAAATCCTTATTTCGAAATTACAGAGACTTCTTATTTCTTCCTAGAATTTACTCATGCCGCTACCATTGGTGCAGGAAACATAGCACCAGACGAGGAAGGGTATGAATGGATTGCCGATTCCATAACTAAGGTTGAGTTAAAGAAATCATCTACGCCAATGTCTGGAAACTGGTTTAATCCTCCCAATACAACTAGCACCCTTTTTAGGCACCAAATTGGCTATGTTGAAGTGACGGATGGCACTCCTAAAATTGTGATGCAATCCTTCCCTAAGTTAGAGCCATCTGCTATGTACAGAATAATTTACGGCGGCACTTGGTCGCCATCGGTTTGGAGTTACGATGACGTCACGTCTTCTTATGTGATGGACTCTTCGACTACGATAACTGGTAATTGGTTCTACGGAATTGACCAAGCAACATCCCTAACACCCCTAACCTAACATGCCTAGAGAATTCCAACAGGACGGCGAGGTCTCCTTCGGGGGCTTCAACAGTTTCCCTAACAGTTCCGCCTTTGACCCGAACAAGGGCATCCTAGAGTCTGTCATTAACATGCGGATAGACGCTGGGGTGATGCGTCCACGCAACGGGTGCGTCAAGGTGTCCGAGCCACTGCTAGATACCTGTGCCTATGCCGCCGCCTCTGCGGGGTATCACGACTTCATCCACATTTTCTCCGCCGACGGTCAGGTAAAAAGCCTCTGCACCAATGACCCGTATGTGGCCGTTACGACTCAGCCTACCCCTCCAAGGCCTTATATCAAGTGTGCTGGTCAGGGGTATGCCACGCTTGGGTCCATTGAGGTTGCGAATGCCACCAACTGGAATGGGGCCTATGATTTCACCACTTGTTGCAATGTAGTCGGTCGCATGGCCTACGCCAAGGGTGACCAGATTTGGTTCAGCCTGTTCGGTGGCCTCCAGCCCTTCGACCCAGACACCGTCTCCCTGACCCTAGGGACCTACGACGAGATTCATAAACTGCATTACTCCAACGTCGCTCGCAAGTTGTACGCCTTCGGGGACGCTGGCATCTACGAGATAGAGCCAGCCTTCACCGCCGCCGCCTTGGCTGATGGGAAGCCTAATGAGACCTTCTTTACCAAGGTCAGGCTCATGTCGGCCCAAGAGGGCATCGCCGCCGCCGATACGGTAGGGGAGACCAATGGGACTATTCTTTGGCTGAACAATGGCGGTATCAACAAAATCGACCTAGGTAAGGGCATGGTGGAGGGCGAATTGCCCATCAGCATCCCCGTCCATGACCTTTTCGGGGGGAGAACCCACGTACAACTCAACGGATGCTCTGCCGTTGGCCTTCAGGGGCGTTATTACCTAGCCTACCCTGATGTTGGCAGTGCGAACAATACAAACGTCTTGGTGGTCAACACAGCCCTAAGTGGCACTTTTGAGTCTATCGACAGGTACCCATTTGTAATCAAGCATTTGGTCAAGGCTAGGGACAACACTGGCGTTCCACATGTCTATGCGGTTACCCCCAATGGCACTGTCTACAAGTTAGATGATGGCGACACGGACGACGGGGTGGCTATCACTGCCTCCTTCAGGACCAGAGACTACAATTTCAGAACCGACCTAGATAAGCGGTACGATGCCGTGACCATGAAGATGGACACCAAGGGCTCTGCCACTGTTGAAATGCGTTTTTTGACGGTCAATCCAGACTCCTCGACACCCATCGATAAGGTCAATGGCAACATAGGCACAACGGTTAGACGTGCTTTGGCTGGGAAAAAGTCTAGCGGAGCCAAGATAGAAGTAGTTGTTTCTGCTGGAAGACCGTTCTTTTACTCTGTATCTGTTGATGCAACCGTTGCTGGCCGCTCTATCTTTAGTGTATTCTGATGGCTCTCCCTACTAAACTTTACCCAGATTACGACCGCACTGGCGGTGGTCAGGAGGGCTTTAAATTCATTACCCGTGATTCTGCGGCTGAAATGGAGTACACGGTCAAAACTTTGGCTGAGTTGATGCAGACTACTGGGTACTGGGCAACGGCGGAGGCCAATGTTGGCACTGTACTCAAAGACAGATTTAAGGCCGCAGAAGAAGCCCTTTACACCAGCATCAATGCACACTGGTCGGCTAAGTTAACTGAGATAAACAACTCAGTTGGTACTACTAACGCCGATACGGCATACGCCCAGTACCTGCTTGGGATGAGTGCCGCCTTTGGTGGTGGCCATACCAATGTAGGCTTGTTCACCAATCAGGCTACCCAAGACAGGAAATTGGCCGTTATCGATACGGCTACAAAGAATCTTTCAGCCCTCATTGGTGCTACCTATGGTGCTGTTGGCCAGATGCCTTTGGTTGTCCCAATTGAATCCCAGTTGGTCTCTGACGCCGCCGCCTCTGCCGTTGAAGCCCACGCTATGGGACAGATTCGCTCTCAGCAGATTCGCCAGTCTAAGGCCGCTGGTGATGTTCTTGCCGCTACCGCCCCTGACGCTGGCACCAATCCAAGACCTTACGAAGAAGTACTGGCATTCCAGTCTGTTATTGCGACTGGCCTTGCCGCCAACACCAAATGAACCAACTACAATTAGGCGATTACCGTGGGGGCCGTGATAGCATCACTGGCCTCATGAACGCTGAAATCCCTCAACTCCAGAACGTTACTGCCGCCGCCCAAGCGTTTGGCTCTATCGGCCTGCAAAGCATGGCTCAGCGTCATGGGATTGCCGACCAATACAACTACGACCTTCGCAACAAGATGGCCTTGGCCGACAAAACCCTGTCCGCCCAGATGGGCATTGGCCAGATGAACCAAGCGTACAAAGAGCAAGCCGCCGCCGCACAAGCAAACGCACAAGAACAGCAGGCTCAGGACATTCTTGGCGGGGAAGAGCAGGCCATGCTCGATTGGGCTAGTAACGTAATCCAGCAATACGAGCCAGATAGCCCAGAGCACAAGCAAGCGGCCAGAACCCTCCAGATGCTTAAAAACCGAAGACATGGTTCGGCGGGCTTTAACAAGGGTTACAGCGGTTTTGTCGGTGAGCACGACGTGTCCAATATGCTTAGCCAAGGCTCTTTGGGTGCCGCTGGCTGGCAACAGGCTAAAAAGCCAGTCCCCGCCGCAAGCAAAAAGCCCCTACCTAAGCCAGCCCCAAGTGGGTATGGCGACGAAGACCTTCATTCCTAACCAAAACAATGGCTTCAAACAGAAGAATTTCAAGAGATGAGCAAGCGGTAATTTCATCGCCATTTAGCCTTGATAACTTTGCCAACCCCACGGACCCAAGGGGGTTTCCCGTTGATGTTCAGAGAACTCACGAAATCCCAACACCTCAACCATTTAGTTCTGGGGTCCCTTTTTCGTCTGGAATTCCATACATCAACAGGGGCACACCAACGGTCAATGCGACTAACCCAGCCAGATTTGACAAAGAAAGAACCAATCGACTTGAAAACATAAAGGACGCTGGAACTACGTTAGGTGGACTTATAGCGGGTAGTCAATTTGTCCCAAAAGCAAGAGTCAGTGCAATTGGAAAACCTACTGACATGTTTTTGGGCGGAGGCGGGGTTAAGTCCACCATTGGAGGATTGATTGGAAATTTTGCGGTAGATGCAATGACGGAAAAAACCGATAATCAAAGAATCCAAAGAATCCAAGATTATGCCAAGAAAAAGCATGGTCTTTCAATTTCCGTTGAGGATGCTAAGCGTTACATGGAATCCACTGGTGATTATTTTGACAATCCAGAGGTTGGTGCGTTTTATGGGATGAATATTCCTGGCCTTGGATTTCACGGAACTAAAAATGCGATGTCTATGCTCGGGGATGTGATGAACCCTTGGGCCACTTTGGCTGGCAGGGGAATCGGAAATCGTCAAATGGACGTTGGATACGACGCCATGGACGAGATGATTGCCGATAGGGCCAATTCCAACAGAACTAGGGATGCCCTTAGGAAACATGCGATAGACATGTATGGAGACCCCAACGGAGAATACGGAGGTATTTCTGAACAAGAGGTTAGGGCTAAATTCCCAGACTTATTTGCCGATGAAGGAGATGCCAAATACGGAAATCCACGCACAACCAAGAGGGAGTACACTGTTAAGCCGACAGAAAACGTTCCTTATCCAATGAGAACGCCAAGAAATCTTTAATCAATTATGGATACATTACCTACAAGGGACCCATGGGACGCAACTGGGAACTCTGAATTCATCAGAATTTACAACAGTGGCAATATCGAAGCCGCCATCAACCATTACGTCAAGAACCACCCAAAATTCAGGGACATAGATGCTAACAAAAAACTTGAATTAGCAAATTATCTTGGGTCGCATCAGGGGATTGTCCAAGGTGTTAACAACGATTTTCACCCAAGTTGGATGACTGAAGATGATGCACAGAATCTCAGAGACGATTGGACTGGGTTTTCTGACATGATTGTTGGAAGGCCTGCATCAGATAACTCTACTCCAAAAGCATACAACCCATCCGCCCAAGGAACCGCTCAGCCCAAAAAGCCAGTTGGCTCTCAAGACGTTTTGGCAAATGCCAGAACCAATCCTAACCAAGCCGTTCAAGACCAAATTGAAGGCCGAAAAATGGCCACGCAATTAAGAGACCAGCGTTACGGAAATAGCCCTGTTGCCTCTCAGCAATGGGATTACATGCAAAGCAGGGGCGTAACTCCATCGGCGGCACTCCCAGAAATGTACGGAATGGACAAAATGCGTGACCTTTTGACGAGAAACACTGGGACTCAGCGTTCCGAAAGCCCCTACGCTCCAGCACCATCAAGTCAAGTTGGTCAAGGAAGAGACCAAGCAATGGCAAACGCAATGAGGCTACTTAATGCTGGGATTATCACTCCAGACCAAATGCCATCTCAGTCTCTTTCTTCGGATTGGAACAAGAAAACTCCACAAAACAAGGATGGAACCATGGTTGGAGATTACATGGCTCAAGCGACTAATTCTGGGTTTTACGATTCTAGGGATGCAAATACAGCAAGAATGCTTCAGCAAGACGTTTCAAAGCCAGTTTCTGGACCAGATTGGTATTACGGAACTAAGGATATTCCAAGTATGTCTCTTGATAATTTGAGAGATGCAATGCCAAGCACAGATATGCTTGGCTCTCTGCGGGGGTACCAAGTGGGCTCTCAGCCAAACTATGCAAATGTCCCGTTGAAAGAAACCCACCTAAGGGTCCAGCAGGACAGGCCTGAATACCCAGATGCACAAGGCAGATTCTCCGAGTACCGAGTAAGGTCAGCCACGGAAAATAACGTGCCTAGATTGCTTAACACGACTCCCTATACCATGCGTGATACTGTTGGGCCTGCAAGAATTCCAATGCCAACAATGAACCCATTAGACCCTAGGTCCGCTGGGATACCAACTAGAAAACAATCCCCAAGAAGCATGCTTACGGACTACGATTTCGTTGGTACCAACTTACTTTCCCCAGCGGGCAGGACCCTTGAGGAAGTTAGGGGGAGACGAAATGCCGAAAATTTCCTTCAAAATCGCAGACAAACTCGATAATTAACTAAATAATCAAATGAGCATCGCTACCAGCATAGGACGTGGAATTTTCAGGCAATCGCCAAAATTGCTTGCCAGAATTCTTACCAAGCCAGCAAGGCTTATGGAGGATTTCTTCGTAGGTGCTGGCGGCGGAAAGCATACCACCAGAGAAATCGTCAAAAAGACGTTTCAAAGGGTAAAGACTCCAGAGATTAAAGCATCTCCACAAGTTGGAACTCCAGCCTATACGTCTTACAATCCAGTTACGAATCAGTCTGTGCTAAATCCTGCGTCAGCAGACTTTAAGCCAGCCGTTCAAGGGGTTCCTGCCGTCATGGAAGACTACACTAAAAATGTTCTTGGTGGGCTAAATGCCACTGGCTATGCGGCACATGGCCTTGGTTATGCCGCTGGTTATGGTATTCCTGTCGGTGCTGGTCTTCTAGGGTATCAAATGATGAAGGGCGACGGTACCGAAGAGTCTCATGACAAAAACGGTGTTAAAAACCCAGCCCACAACGAGGAAATGGCTAAGTTCCGCTCTAAGTTTCAGCAAGAGCGTCTCGGCGGTGACAAAATGTTCTCTTCCGCAAAGTATAACGCCCTTCGTGCTCAATCCCCGTGGGTAAGAACCGCCATAGACCAGATGGGCAAAGAAAATTACATAGCCATGAAACAGCAATTGGCTGATGGGAGGATTTCTGCCCAAGAAATGCATAGTGCATTGACCGATGCAATTGCTGAACTTGGAGACGAAGAAACCATGAAGGAGGCTGGTACGCAAGCCTATGTCCTTCCGGGGCTTGCGACTAAAGGGAAGTCAAAGCGTGTCATTGTTATTGCCCCAATGAAAGCAAGCAAAGGTAACTCAATGTCCATGCAAGCACTTCAGTACGGGCTTAAGGAAGAACAACAGGGTCAACAGGACCAACAGTAATGGAATCCGATTATGACCCTGAGTTCAGCGTAAGCCCCCAAGACGTCCTAGGGAACGCTGGTGCCCAGCCTCAGCCTCAGCAACCTCAGGGCTACTACCCTGCCCAGTCCATGGCCTACAAGCAGGCTGGGATGAACCCGCTGGCTGGGGTTGCCCCGTTGTTTGCTACTAAGGACGTCCGTGCTAGGTATGCCGCTGGCTCTGGTGGCGGTGGTGGTGGTGGCTCTCAGAAGGCCCCTAGCCCATTCGGTCAGGATGCTGACTTCTACGCCAACAAACTTGGCGACATGGGTGCCGCTCAGGCCCTTATTGGCTCCAAGGAAGGCAGGAACGTCTTCCAGATGTACGAGGACCATGACTTTGACCTAGGAGAAGGGGATGAAACAGACCCGTCCGCACCTAGGGGTAAGGTGAAAATGCGTATTGTGCCTAAGGGGGAACGTCAAGGCGTTGGCCCTGATGGTCGTCCATACACCGTACCCGTGCATGCTTTAGCCCACCAGAACGGCGTAACCAGCGTTCCGTTTAAGGGTGGCGATGAGGCCGCTGAAAGATTTAGAGCCCTTATCGGTACCAGTCAGGGAATGCTTAAAAACCTTAACGAACTTGAGAAAATATACGGCAAGGAGACCTTCCTAACTAGCGTTGGTTATAGCGAAGCATCGACCAAGGCCAGAGGCCTAGAATCTAGAGTCCTGTTGGATTTCACCAGAATCATGTCTGAAGCCAAAGGCTTAGGAGGTGGCGTATCTGACCGTGACCTTTCGGTCGTGGAGTCCATGACCCCGCAGAGAGCCAGCCACACCCTAACGAGATTTGGGGGCAATGAAATGAGATTGCTCAAACAGGTAAGAGCGATGACTCTGGAGAAACTTAGAAGTACCGCACAAGCCAATGGCATGGACCTGCTTCCAGAAAGTCAGGGTAAAGCCACTGGAATGAACAACAGCCGTCTTCTTCGCCAATCCAAGCCACTCTAATGCCTGACCAAATTGACCAAAACAGCCAGAACCTAGACCGCAACGAGGGAGCATTTTACGCTCAACAGTACCTCGACGCTGGCAATCGCCTCGATTTAGGTCCTTCGATTGAAAAGCAGGGAGATGGCTCCTATGGCTTGGCTAAACTTGAATCCCCAGAGGACACTGCAAAGTTCTATGAGGAGAACGACCATTTAGGCTTAGACCTTAGTGCACCAGATGCCGAGCAAAACTGGAATAACATCGAGACCGCACTTCGCAACAGGCACACCGATTACTTAAGCATGTTTGGTCAGGCGGCTGGAGAAATCGCCAAATTGCCAGTTAACTTGATTGAAGGCATTGCCGAAGAGGGCCTTAGCCTTAAAGGCATCAGAAACGTAGGTTACAGCACCGTCGAGGGTGCCGCTAGGGGCCTCAGAGACATGTGGGGCATCGCCGCACAATCCGAGAACCCAGACTCTTGGTTGTTTAATTTTCGGTCCCTTATCAATTCGGTAATGCACGGGAAGGTAAGCGGAAATTGGCAAGATAGAGCCCAACAGTGGAATGAAGCCCGCAAGTTCCTGCATCATTCAAGGTTGATGAGCGAAGGCGACGAAACGCTTCTTGAGCAGTTCAAAAGCCTTAATTTGTCAAACGACACCAAGGAGCAACTGCGTTCCATGGTTAACCCAAAGATTGCCCATACTATGGCATTTCTCGGATTGGAACTTCCGTCGCTTATTGCGGCACCTTTTACTGGCGGTGCTTCCACCGAGTTGGCTATCTCTGCTGG